AAGCCCCCCTGTCTTTCTGAAACCGTCTCTCCCTGAGACAGTCCGAACAGTGCCAGATTCACCTTTTAATAAACCTGATACGCTTGACTTCGATGCAAAATGATGCGGAAGTAAACCAGACTCAACGAGGGGTCGGGCTAATCGGGAGTACCGAGCCTCGAATCCACACGCCCTTGCTTAATACAAAAACCAAAGCTGCAGAGGTGGCTGATCTTGCAGAAAAAATAGGGATGCCATTGATTCCCTGGCAACGTTGGGTATTAGAAGACTTGTTATCTGTAGATGAAAATGATATGTGGATCAAGAAGACTGGGTTAATTCTTGTTAGCAGGCAATCGGGAAAGACTCACCTGGCACGTATGCTTATTTTGAGTCATCTATTCTTGTGGGGCTCTAAAAACATCTTGGGTATGTCTTCTAATCGCAATATGGCATTAGACACGTTTAGAAATGTTGCATTTACTATTGAAGATAATCCATTCCTTAAAGACCAGGTGAGACAAATCCGTTTGGCTAATGGTCAAGAATCCATAACATTGAAAAATGGTGCTAGATATGAAATTGCAGCAGCTACTCGCGATGCGCCTCGTGGTAAGACAGCAGATTTCTTGTATTTAGACGAATTACGTGAATGGACAGAAGAAGCGTTTACAGCCGCATTACCAGTTACACGTGCACGGCCCAATTCGATGACTTTAATGACCAGTAACGCAGGCGATGGCTTTAGCACAGTATTAAATGAGTTGCGAGAACGTTCATTATCTTATCCGCCTAAAACTTTAGGATATTACGAATGGTCAGCACCACAGCATTGCAAAATACACGATAGAAAAGCCTGGGCAATGGCAAACCCTGCACTTGGATATTTAGTCACGGAACAAACTCTAGAAGAAGCTGTAAACACCAACAGTATTGAAGCTACACGCACCGAGATGCTTTGCCAATGGATCGATAGCACAGTCAGCCCCTGGGTGTATGGATCTATTGAAGCTTGTAGTGATAGCACATTAGAAATACCAGTAGGTGCACAAACAATTATGGCATTCGATATTGCACCAACAAGAAGATCAGGCGCATTGGTTATGGGTCAAATGAAGGATGGCAAAATAGCGGTTGGTCTTGCACAGTTATGGCATAGCGATATTGCGATAGATGAAATTAAGATGGCTAGCGATATTAACGAGTGGGCACGTAAGTACCATCCGTTCTTGATTTGCTTTGATAAGTATGCTACGCAAACTATTGCTACAAGACTTGAACAAAGCGGTTGGCGAATGCTTGACGTATCAGGCCAGGCGTTTTATCAGGCGTGCTCGGATCTTGCAGATGGCTTAGCCAATGGCCGTGTCGTACACAGTGGCCAGGCAGAGCTAGTGCAACACCTAAATAACTGCGCAGCTAAGACAAACGATGCTGGATGGCGCATTATTAGGCGTAAATCTGCTGGTGATGTAACAGCTGCTATATCCCTGGCTATGGTCGTAAGTCAATTAACTAAGCCGCAACAAACTGCGCAAATCTATGTCTAACTTGCACTAAAAGTCCGATTTATGGTATAAAGTACTTCTATGGGTCTATTGTCTGCTTTGGGAATTACCAAAAATAAAGAATCCGTTCAAGCGCAATACGCCCCTGCCATTATGGACACAGCTTATGGCTATGGTTCATTTACAACTGGTGTCGGTAATTTCCCTGGTGGATTAGATCGTAATTATGCAATGCAAGTACCAACAGTTGCGCGTTGCAGAAATCTTATAGCTGGTGTAATTTCCTACCTGCCACTTAAACTTTACAAAAAGTCAAGTGGTGAGGAGCTGGGGAGCCCTCTGTGGTTAGAACAACCAGACTATCGGCAGCCAAGATCCGTCACGCTAAGCTGGACTGTCGATAGTTTGCTCTTTTATAATTGCGCTTATTGGCGTATTACGGAATTGTATGCAGACGATTTAAGACCATCACGATTTGAGTGGATTGCTAATAATCGCGTTACATTTACAACAAATAAGTTTGGTACAGAAGTAGAAGAATATTTTGTAGATGGTGTAAGAGCACCAATGTCTGGCATTGGAAGTTTAATTACATTTCAAGGACTAAATGGCGGCGGAGTATTGCAAACCGCAGCACGTACAATCCAATCTGCTTTAGATTTAGAAAAAGCCGCAGCTGTATCTGCTCAAACTCCTATGGCTACATCTGTTATTAAAAATACAGGAGCAGATTTACCAGAATCACAAGTAGCTGCATTATTAGCGCAATGGAAACAAAGTCGCCAAAACAGATCAACAGCATATTTAACATCAACTTTATCTGTAGAAAATATTGGTTTTTCACCTAAAGAAATGGCCTATGTAGACAGTATTCAATACAGCAGCACCCAAATTGCCAGAGCAATGAACGTGCCTGCCTATATGGTCTCTAGTGATATGAACAATAGTATGACCTACCAAAACATAATTGATGGTCGCAAAGAGTTTGTAGCTTATTCATTACAACCATTTATTTGTGCCATTGAGGATCGTTTATCTATGGATGATATTACTCCTCGTGGTCACATAGTTAAGTTTGCAGTAGAAGAATCATTCTTACGTGCCGACACAATGAAGCGACTAGAAGCAATAGAGAAAATGTTGCAACTAGGTTTGATCGATGTGGACGATGCGAAAGAAATGGAAAATATGACACCAGAAGGCAGGGAAGTAGAAGATGATACTTACATTCAGTAGCCAGATCGAGAGCGCAGATGGTGAGCGCAGAATCATTGCTGGCAAAATCGTGCCATACGAAGAAGTAGGTAATACTTCTGTCGGTAAAGTGGTGTTTGCTAAAGACTCCATTGAAATTGGCGATCCAGGCAAAGTCAAGATGTTAATGCAACACAAAAACGACAGACCTATTGGCAGAATGCAAAAGTTTAACAAAGCCGAAGATGGCATTTACGCATCATTCAAAATCAGCGCATCTATGCAAGGCCAGGATGCTTTAATTCTTGCAGGTGAGCAGTTAATCGATGGGTTATCTGTTGGTGTAGACGTAAACAAGTCAATCCAGAAAAAAGATTATTTATATGTAACAAGCGCAACCTTAAAAGAGGTTAGCCTGGTAGAAACACCAGCTTTCAGCGCCGCACAAGTAACTAAAGTTGCTGCTAGTGAAAACGAAGCAGAGGACACAAACCAAACAACAGAAAGCGAGGCTCCTGTGGAAGATTTAGCAACAGCGCCACAAGAAGCAAAGGCAGAGGCTGCTACTCCTACAGTAGAAGCTGCTCGCCCAACAATTACAGCACCACTAATTCAAACATCTATCCGCACGCCAATCACATCTATGGCTGCATACACAGAGCACAAAATCAAAGCTGCTCTAGGTAACGATGATTCAAAACTGTACGTAGCTGCAGCAGATGATTCATTTGCAACCAACCCAGCATTTAACCCAACTCAATACCTAAGCGAGTTTGTAACTAACACACGTTTTGGTACACCTGCTATTGATGCTTGCTCACAAGGCACACTACCAACATCAGGTATGTCTATCTCTGTACCATCTTTGGTTACATCAGCAGGTGGCGGTTCAGGCGTAGCACCAGAAGTTACTGTCGAGGCAGAAGCTGGCGCAGTGCAAAACACAGGTATGGAAACTCAATACCTAACAGCATCTGTATCTAAGTATGCTGGTATGAACACACTCTCAGTTGAATTGCTAGAGCGTTCAGACCCTAACTTCTATGCAGAGCTAACAAAGCAACTTGAGTACGCTTACCTAAAGCGTTTAGATCAGACTGTACTTTCAGCACTGATCCAAGCATCTGCTAACGCAACAAATACAACAGCAGATCTTGATGGAATCATCGACTTCGCCTCAGAAGCCGCACAAAACATCTACACAAACACTGGCTACTTCGCACAGAACTACATCGCTAACCCAGCACAATGGGGTGCGTTGATCGGTGCACAAGACACCACTAAGCGACCAGTATTTACTGCATTGCAACCAATGAACGCAGCTGGACAGGTATCAACAGGATCTATCCGTGGTAACGTGCTTGGTCTTGATCTATACGTAGATAAGAACTTCACAGCATCTACATTCGATGATGATTCTGCAATTATCCTTGCACCAGAGGCATTTACAGTTTATCGTTCCGCCCAAAATTTTATGAGCGTGAATGTTGTCTCTAACTTACAAGTCCAGGTGGCAATTTACGGATATATGGCAACAATTGCAAAAATGCCTAACGGAATTTACAAATTCAAGAAGGCCTAATTAACAAATAAGTAATCCTCTGGGGTTTAGTAGCCCTAGCCCCAGGGGAGCTTTTAACAAAGGAGTAAAGATGGCAGCCACATATGTGACCGTAGCGGAGTTGCGTTCTAACTTAGGCATTGGCACTCTTTACACCGATGCGACTTTAGAAGAAATTTGCCAAACATCAGAAGATTTAATTAGTGAGTATTTATGGCACAATGATGCCCCAGTAGTTGGCACAGCCGTTCAAGATAACGTGGCAACACTTATGTTAGCCAATCCAAACGCTTTTGTAGCCACTCAACAAATTACTGTAACTGCCTGCGGAACACCTTTTAACGGAACTCATACAATCACTGGAACAATTCCGCCAACATCAGGCACTACTAGCCTTATTCCAGTTTTTATGTATAACTATGGCCAAGTTAATTACCCTAATGGTTATTCATTTGTGCAATTCGCAGTAACAGCCGCTAACCAAAACTTTCACAAAGTATTACCTTATGGAAACGCTAGAGGACCAGAGCACAAAACCCAGACTTATGCGCAAACCCCAGCAATCAGAGAAGCTGCGATGATAGTGGCCGTGGATATATTCCAGGCACGCCAAGTCAGCCAGACTGGTGGGGTCGGTATGGATGGGATCAGTGCCAGCCCTTATCGGATGGGTTATCAGCTGATTAACCGAGTACGTGGTCTCATCCAGCCGTATTCAGCACCATCATCTTTGGTGGGCTAATGGCCGCAATAAGTACCCTTAGAGGCACACTTGCAACAGCTTTAGCAAACGCTGGAGTTTGGTCTACCTTTAGTTTTCCCCCAGCTACTTTGCTTGCAAACAGCGTGGTTATTACCCCATCAGATCCTTATATTGTGCCAAGCAATAACAGCCAGACAAGCATTGCCCCATTGGCCAATTTTAAGATTTTAATAACTACACCTGCATTTGATAACCAAGGCAACTTAAAAGGCATAGAAGATTTTATAGTAGCAGTAGTAACTAAACTAGCGGCATCTACCCTGGTTTACAACATATCAAGTGTCTCCGCTCCAGCTATTACAAACGCGGCTAGTGGAGATTTATTAACATCAGAAATAACCGTATCAATCCTAACGAGCTGGAGTTAAAATGAGCACACACGAAGAAGACTTAGCCTTCTTGAAGAAGACAGGCCAAATTAAAGACGCACCAAAACCAACTGCACAAACCAAGAAAGACGAGGAATAACTAAATGGCAATCTATTTAAATAATAACGTAGGTGTTAAGTTGGCTACCAATGCTGCGCCTACAACACCATCAATCGATATTAGCTCGCTAGTAACTAGCGCAGTAATCAACCAGATCGTAGATGAGCTAGAAGTAACTGCAATGGGTGACTCATCTCACAAGTTTGTGGCTGGCCTACAATCAGGCACATTTACCATTGACTTTATCAACGACTGGGCAAACAGCACAGTAATGCAGACTCTAAATGAGGCATTTGGCAAGACCCTTGCCGTGTCTGTTATTACAGTTAAGGGCACAACAGTTTCAGCTGCAAACCCTTCTTACCAATTCTCAATCTTGGTAAACAACCTAACTCCAATAGGTCAAGCTGGTGTGGCAGAGATCGCTACCTCTAGCGTTACATTTACAGTAAACTCCGCAATAACAGTGTCCCCATCGGTGGCATTCTAACTAAGGAGTAACAATGGCAAAGCTAAAGATAACAAGGGCTAATGGAGAAGTATCAGAGCACAAGATAACTCCAGGTGTCGAGTACGCTTTCGAATTGAAGTACGGATCAGGCATTAGCAAAGTCCTACGTGAGCACGAACGTCAAACAGAAATCTTCTGGCTGGCTTATGAATGCTTACGTAGGGCTGGCGCACAGATACCTTTATGGGGTACAGAGTTTATTGATACTTTGGAAACCGTTGAGGTATTAGACGAAGAAAAAAAATAATACAGCGCAACTCAACTTTATACAGCATTGCCGCTTTAAGTGTAGAGACTGGAATTGCGCCTAGCGAGTTTATCAATATGGATACAGAAATGTACGCAGCCATCGTACAGGTCTTAACAGATCGAGCTAAGGAGATCAGAAATGCCAGCAGAGGTCGTAGGCGTTAAAGATGTCCTTAAGGGCTTAGTTAAAATTGACGAAGATATGCGCCAGCGTATTAGTGTGGCTATTGACCCATTAATGCGTGGCGTAGCTCTTAAAGCTAAAAGTTTTGTACCTGGCAATGGCGATGTTTTATCTGGCTGGGTTAAACCATTATCATCGGATGTTGGCTATAAGCCATTTCCCAAATATGATGCA